GGTCAACAATTTAAAATTATTGATGCAATTAATAACTCTACAGGCACTCAATTACTCCAGGTAAGCCAAAGCTACCTTAATAAGACAAAGTACCCAACAGACCCTACTGGTGAACCTCATTATTATGGCTTTAACGGAACAGATACTTCAAATAATTTAAAAGTAGATTTATCACCAATTCCTACACAAATACAAACAATATCTTTTGATTTTGTGAAGCATCAAGATGAATTAACTTTAGCTGCTACAGTATTAAAAGTTCCAACACAACCAGTTTTGTTAGCTGCTTGGGCTAGGGCAATTTCAGAAAGAGGTGAAGATGGTGGAACACAATCTAGCCTTATGGCACAAGAAGCTAGTGAAGCTCTTAAACAAGCAATTATGTTAGATAGTGGAAATACTGAATATGAATCAGATTGGTATGTTAACTAATGGCTAAACAATTATCATACAACCCTTTACTTAATATAGGTATTCATGGATTAAATACTCAAACTAATCCTGCCTCATTAGAACCAGCTTGGCTGCAAAAAGCAGAAAACATTGTTATTAAAGAATCTGGTCGTTTATCTATAAGAAAAGGATTACAACAAGCAACAACTCCTACTGGTGCAAAAATAGGTTCTATGACTGAACACAATGATGGAGGCACTAATAAAATATTTGCAAGTCATGGTAATTCTATTTATACAGTAGATTTTACGAATCCTAATGCAGCTTTTCCTGCAAGTGGTCTTGATGTTAAACATACTGTATCTGGTACAACAGCAGATTGGCAATTTATAAATTTTAACAAAAGATTGCATTGTTTACACGAAGGATCAGTTCCTCAAAGATATGATGGTTCTGCTGCAACAGATGAAAAATGGTCTAATACTTACACCAGTAACGCAATAAATTTAGCAAATGGTAGTGTAATAACAGATACAGCTCATGCAAGTAATGGTATTTTAAAAGATAAAACCTACCAAATTACAGTTTTAGGAGCTATTCCTACTCCGTTTGATTTAGTTGGTGGTGCTACTGACAATGCTGTAGGTGAAATTTTTACTGCAACTCATGCTGGTGCTGATGGTCAAAGTGAATTGATAGCAATGAACAAAATGATAACTGGCACAGTATATAAAATTATTAATTTAGGAGATTCAGCCAGTTCTCTTACTGCTTCTGGTGCTGATAATAGTCCAGCAGTAGATGAAATATTTACAGCAAATGCTATTTTAGGTACTGGAACTGGACTTGTAAGAGAAGTTTTAAATACTACTAATGGAAAAGTAGTAGAAATAAAAACTAATCCTACGCTTACTACTATTACAATAGATAGCACAAGTGGTTTTCCTACTACTGGACAAATTATTATTGATGATGAAATTGTTACTTATACTGGTAAAACAAATACATCATTTACTGGATGTATTAGAGGTGCAAAAGGAACTACCGCTACACATCATTTAGATAATGCTGTAGTTACTAATAATACTGCACCTCCAAGCGTTACTTCTGGTGAATTTAAACCTACTTGTGGTGTGGGTTTTTATGGCAGACTTTGGTTAGGAGGAGTAGCAGAAGAAAAAGATATTTTGCATTATTCTGCTTTATTAGATGGTGATGACTTTACTTTAAGAAGTGGTGGTGGAGCATTTGATTTAAAAAGTGTTTGGGGTAGAGATGACATTATTGCCATAGCACCTTTTTATGGTCAGCTTGCAGTCTTTGGAAAAAATAATATTGCTATATATGATAGACCAGATTCAGTATCAGACATGCAACTTAATGAAGTTATACGAGGAATAGGATGTATTGCAAGAGATTCAATACAAGCTATTGGCGATGATTTAGTTTTCTTGTCTAGCACAGGTCTTAGGTCTTTAGCACGTACTACAGAAAAAGATAAAGTTCCTCTTACTGATTTATCTGTAAATATAAAAGATAGATTAATTAGAAATTTAGAACAAAGTAAAGAAATAAAATCTGCTTACATAGAAAATGAAGGCGTGTATATTTTATTTTTTACAGATAGTAATTTAACTTACATTTTTGATTTTAAATATTTAACTCCTAATGCAGCACCAAGAATAACAACATGGACATTTGCTAAAGAAAGGCATCCAACAAGTATAGCTTATACTGAATTGCACGGAATGTTAGTAGGACAAGAAGATGGTGGTATTGCAGAGTACAAAGGTTATTTTGATACAACTGCATCTTTTGTTAGTAATGCTGTTGTTCAATCTTTTTCTTCTTATACAATGAATTTTGAAACAGTTTGGTTAAATTTAGGTGAAACAGTACAAGCATCTTTATTAAAAAAATTGTTTATGGTTCTTGAAGGAGGAGCAGGCTCTACATTATTTTTAAAATGGTATAAAGATTTTCTTCAAGCACCTTTTAAAACAACACAAATTAAATTAAATCCTAGAACTTTAGGTAATAATTCATTATACGGAATAAAATCAATAATAAATACAGTACAACCTGCTAGTACATTGTATGGAAGTCAACCAGTTGTAACTCTTACAGTAGGTTCTCTTGTTGTTAATAGTTATTATGCTATTTCAAATCTTGGAAATACTAGTCAAAGTCAATGGAATACTGTTGCTGGTACAACTAGTTCACCTGTTACTTATTCAGTAGGAGATGTAATTAAAGTTTCTGTTAATAGTCAAAACATTGGTAATGGACAAGTTGTAAGCCATGTTCATGTAAGTGCAAATCATACTCATTCATACACTTATGCACCAATATATGGATTAAAAGAATACAGAACACCTTTAATTGGTTCAGCAAAATATTTAAAAATATCTATAGCAATAATAAGTAATGGATATTCTACATCTTTACAAAACATGACACTTTTACACAAACAAGGAAAAATAAGATAATGCCAAATTATTCAAAAGTTGTAGCTTGGGCTAATAAAGATTCTCTTGCTGACACAGATGTTAATAAAATTATAAGTGGTGCTGATTTTCACGATGAATTTTCTGAGATAGAAGATTCAATAGAAACTAAAGCAGAAATTAATGGTACAGCATCAGAAACATTTGCAGCAGCAATATCAGCATCAGCTTTAACTACCTCTACAACACAAGTACCAAACACAGCTTGGGTACAAGCACTAATTACAGCAACAAAAACTGTTTTATATCCAGTAGGTTCTATTTATATTAACGCTGCGGTTAATACAAATCCAGCAACACTTTTAGGATTTGGTGTTTGGACAGCATACGCTACTGGTAGAGCGTTAGTTGGTAAAGAAAGTTCTGGAACATTTGACACGCTTAATGAAGAACAAGGTGCAGATATCCACGAATTAAGTGTTGCAGAATTAGCCCCTCACAATCACGTATATAATAGACATGTTACAAGTGGGCAACAGAATGGCCCGATTAGTTTAGATGATAGTCATCCACTTACAAACGCTAATACAAGCACTACTGGTGATGGTGTAGGACACAACAACATTCAACGAAGTATCACAGTTTACATGTGGAAAAGAGCATCATAATTAGGAGATAGAAATGGCAGAAGGTTACGATAAAGCAGCATATGGGGGTCAAGTAAAAGATAGTAAATCAACTCGAAATACTAAAAATGGTGGTGTAAACTTAAGCGACCTTTTTGATATAGTAGGTGGTTTGTTTACTGGTAATAAACAAAAAAAGATTGCTGAAGAAAATAGAGCATATCAAGAAGAAAGAGAAAGAGTAGCTTACGAAAGGTCATTGCCTTGGAATAGTACAAGTGCTGCTGGTTCTGTTACTTTTGACCCAGAAACTAAATTGATGTTACAATCTTTATCGCCAGAAATGCAAGCATTAATGGGTAATTTTTTAGGACAATCAACTGCTTCTTCTGAGGAACTAGCAAGATTAACAGCAGACCCATACGCTATGGAACAAGAACAGTTTAAAAGATTTGAAGATATGAACGCTGACTCTTACAATCAAGCAAGATTACAAGGCGAAGAATCAGCATTGGCTTCTGGAAGAATGGGTGGAACTCAAGGTTACTACGATAGTCTTGCTACTGAAGATGCTATTAATCAAAATAGAATGGCTGGTCAAATGGCTTCTATAGGTACTGGTATGGATTATAGAAATATGCTAGGACAAGAAGCACTTAATTTTGGTCAAGGTGGTATGAATGTTGCAACTATGCTTAATCCACAAGCAGATTTGGGTAGACTTATAGGACAAGGT